CTTTTAGTACTGCACTTTTCATTTAGACCATCACTGGATACGATGTAACCAACCCTGCTGTATGCGACAACTTCCTTCTGAAGTTCATACAGTCGGAGTAAGGTAGGCGGTACGTCCCAACTACAGGCCAGGGAGATTGCAGCTCATCGTAAGTCGATGTACTACGCAAACTCCCGGCCAGACGTTTCCAATCCACCTTGGTCAACACGTTACGCAACAGCGATAGTCCCTCCGACTCTTGCTTAGAACCGCGAGACTGTATACGAGCAACCTCCTCCGCGTTCTCCGTGTACCAAACGTTACTCAGTTCGACGCGTAAGCGCAACTGCGTTGGTTCCCCGAAGTTCCGTGGTTTCTCGGATGCTTTGACCAGTATGCTCTTTAACATACCTGGTGTATACCCGGTTAGTTGCAGGTCGTGCATATCAACATGGTTAGATATCATAGCGTCGGTCGCGTATGTTTTATCTAACCCGTTGAAGCGCTTCTTCCTGTCACCTCCCTCACAGCGCAGGATTTCCACTGGCTTACCTAGTGTCTGTCCTGCTACTGGTCCCGCGTTCCAGCTCATCTCATGCTTGAGTAGCGGTAGTGCATAAACCGCTGGCAATGATGTTCGTCTAAGTAACGACTCCCTAAACAACACACCAAGCCCATCTGTCTTAAAACGCGCGTTGAGCGTCCACACATTCCTGAGTAGTGTTTCTATGTACGATTTTTCGTCAAGGCTGTTCTCTGTTACCCAGTTACCACTTACCATAGAAGCCACCGCTCTGGCTGCATATCCCCTCGCTTCACGTTTGCCGAAAGCGACTCGTAGGAATTCACCCGTTTCGAAACCCACACTCTGTTTCGACGGATTGATCCTAAAAGGAGAGTTTGTCACGTTGTTCACAAAACGCGACACAACTCTCTCCGGTCCGAACGTAATCACATCGTCTCCGCAGTGGTATGACTCCAATCCTGTAGAGTCTTCCGCTGCATACTCACAATACGCTGCATTCAGTACCGTATTTATGAGTGTCGTTGCACGATGTCCGCTCGGTAATGTACCTACCATCCTTCTGCTGTTTTTAGTTCCATCAGCAGAGGTCCAGTTAACGTACATGTTATCCCACGACGCAATAGCCCATTCTCGCTCGCGCGTGGGTGCGTCACGCAACACTTCCTCAGTTACCATCTTCATTGCTTCAATGGTGTGTTGGCTATTGAAGTCATCAAAATCAAGCATATACCTGATTCCGCGCTTCTTTGCCAGCATACTGTATCTATGTGACTGCATGTCGCGGCCGGGGTCCAGCAATACACGAAGGTTGTTCCACACTCCTTCGATCGGTCTGAGCAAGTAGTCAAACGTAAAGTAGCTTACCGAGTCACACCCGTATATAGCCCTCGTTTTTCCGTGCTCTTCCTTCTCACTGAACCCTGCATCAACTCGGGGATCACCTAACGCGACGACACTGTCCTTCGCGTTTTCAGCAAACTCACGACGAGTTGGTTGTGGTGGCAAATTCAAGCGTTCCCCGTAGATTCTATCCTCTACGCGACGCTGGTGTGAACCGGATTTCGTGTACAACCATCGGCGCGACCAGTAATCCTCATGGTGGACCCACTGTGGCCTAGTTGTCATCTCACGTGCCAACACTTTCCGAACACACTCACGCAGACGTACAGTGTCACAGACGGCCGCCTTCTCGTTTAAGAAAGCTTGCACGTCTGTGCGCGTCCTAATATCGTCTTCCATATCCAAACCTCCGACACCTCGTCCCCACAACGTCGATAACTCACATAATAAAGGGCCCCACTCCTTGCTCTGCAAACCGAGTGCTTTGGCGTACGTATTGAGTTCTTTGTACATCTTGTACTCTGTCCCATATGCACGCAGCATGGCAACACCTGCTAGTCCTATTGTGCTGCGAACACCACACATCCAGACTAACCAGCCACACGCCTCATCATTATACATACCTCTAAGTATGCCTGTATCACGTCCTACAATGCTTGCGACATCCGGATAGAAACGCCTTACCTCCAACCACAGTTCCGTGAACGTCACATTAATTTTCTGTGTCGCCGCACCAAACTTGATTGGGAAGACGTCCGTTTCCTTCGCAACTCCTTCCCACCAGCAACCGCGCGAACAAGCAACCCACGCGTCCTGTTCCACGTTCCTTAGGACCGGCAACTTTCCTAGCTCATGTCCCTTCCATCGCTCATAGTTCTTCAACACTGACAAGAACTTATCACAAGAACCCACTTCCTGCGAATGTCGCATCCTTCCATTATCCCTTACGACATTCACTCTTCCATCGCGCTCACTTACGTATGGGGCTCGTACTTCACGTGAAAATTTTCGCCCGTCAGACATAGTAACTGAACCATTACCACCCTCAGACGCCTTCCTACGCCTATCCTCACCATATAAACAATCAACTAACCATAACAAATCATATATCGAACATGCGATACCGTATTGAACCGGTATCTTATATACATTTACAGCTGTGAGCAATGCAGCACGCACTCCAGCTGTAGCAAAGGAAATAGAACAACAAGTAACAGCTTCAGCAACAGTTTGGCACTTACCTCCAAATCTGTCCCTGACACTCTTAGGTATCCTAGACGCTACTGTCTCCTGTGTCTCCTTCATCTACAATAGGTGGTGCGGCCTCCTTACTTGCCTTCTTTGGCTTTACGTAAGGTAGTGCTGTCTTCACTCCTGTATCTGCGACCTTAAGTCTGATAACGTTGCTCGTTACCTCTTGAGCTTCTGCCTCCTCGTCTTCCTTTGTTGCTAGTGTGATAACATTCTTCATGTCGTCATTATTGTCGGCGGTTCCCAATGGCTCACGCGATGGGAGTGCTGCACCGCCTGGTGCTGCGCCAATGTGACACAATGTGCGCAATACTTGAACATGGGGGTTGGGTGTCAAGAGACGGCGCACGCGTCTGGATACATGACGTACTGTCTTATCCTCCTTAGGGGGTGCCGTTGTATCTTCCTTCTCCACAGTAAACACACCCAATCGTGACTCTACCTCGCCACTCATAAAATCAGTAGTACTTACACCGTCCACGATGCTAGAGTACAAATACTTATAGTGTGCCTCCTCCAAGACCATCCCCTCTACTGGATTAGGCATGGGGTTGTCATGTGTGACCCAACGCATCGCAGCCACGTTTGTTTCTCCATCCTCTGCCAGCGCATACTCACACATTTTTTCACCGTTAGCGCCCTCACTATTCTTAAAGAAGTTGAGCCCGCCCACTTTGGAGTATTTCGGATTAAGAATGTAGTGAATACCTTCCTCTCTGAAACTCTTCATCTCACGTTTGACGTATATGTCCGTGCCAGGACGAGGTCTGCCTTTACCGTCAAGGTAAGTGGAGTTGTGTGCGAGTCCTTTCGCACCCACGAGTGGCAACCTTACCAATTCAGAATGAGAAGCAGGGGTCCAGTACCCCACGTGCTTATCCATCAATAGTGGCGACGTTTCCACCCAAAACCAAGGTATGAAAATGTCCGGCTTAAAATGTCTTTCTAGGGCATCATCGCTAATCCACTTAGCATGACATCCTCCGCTGGTCATTGTGTCATGGTGCTGACCGTACTTATCGCAGATCAACCCTTTCCACTTCACCATCATGCTGTCGATGTCATTGACGAAGTCTCCATACGATGATGGCCTGTCAGTCTTCGTCTCCTTACCGTACACAGATGTCTTTCCGTTCATCTGGACATCAGCCACGTGGAATAACGCGATTGATTCCAAGTACATCGCGACCGCCACTTTCAAACAGTCCTGCGGTGCGATGGATTCCTTCAACGGCAAACCCATGAACTCAGTGCCTGTGTTCGCGATGATGCCACACGATGGAGGGAATGAACTCTTTTTCAAGAACTCGCGAATCCAGCCTCCTTCATCAGTGTGCCCATGCAACGACACGGCGCTAGTCATACCCGAGACAAACGCTTCGAAATGCGCTCCGAACGAGTTAGTCTCCGCCGCAGTCTTCAAAACGTTCAACGCAACACGCAAAGCGAACTTTGCGAGGCCGCGTCCGGTTAAGAACTGCCCTTCTGTACTCAACAATGTGTCACCCAAAAAAGTGACATGAGTAACTCCTGCCTTACGAGCCAACCCCATCAGTGTGACTAACTGATGATTGGTTTGGCAAATGTCCGCGCCAAGCATAATCTCGCCCAACGCTGGTACACGTAGATTCTGGCCTAGTGTACCAATAGTAGCGTACTGCACCACATCGTTAAACGAGGTACTGCCCGCTCCTCCCATCAATGCTTCACCCAACACGTACAACAAAGCACGAAAATCCGCCTTGCCGGTAGCCAAGTGCTGCACTGCATACGAAGTACGCGCGTGAAGCTCCGAGATCCTAGAAGCGATGTAGTCCGTCGACTGCACAGCTACGCTGGCTCGCGCTCCAAGGTTCATGTCCTCACCAAAATCCTTCTTCTTCTTCCAATCCAACTTGTACTTGATGTCGGCTTCACCAACAACATCCCTTCCACTCAAAGTCGTGTTCACGACATGCTTAATGCTCAAGATCAAACGTTCCACATCTGCAGATATCTCCGAAAAGACGTCTCGCTGGAACAGCGAGGCGTCGGGAAAGTAACAGGCCAATTTCATTCTTCACACTCGGTTGTCCACAGGAATTGTAATTTATAGGAATATACTATGAGTCATAACATATTCTAAGCAGCGCACATCGTCAATGATACATATCTAGGAATACCTTTCTGTATTCACGGAACTGCTTGTTAGGATCGAAATCCCCCGGTGCCGCACACCATACACCCTTCCAACTTTGAGCTTGCGGATTGAAGTCCGAAATCAAAAAACGGTCTGTTACTTTCTCACTAGTACGGAGAAAACTCTTACAATAGAGTAAGAACCCAC